ACATTAATGCTTGTTAAAATATAACCTTCATACCCAGCTGGGGGACTAAGTGATACTTTAACTACAGTGTAGGTGTAGGTAGAAGTCTGTGGGGTTACTGTCTGCGTGCAGTCAAAAAACCCATCGTGATACGCATTTACTAGGAACATGTAGTCATTGGGGAGAGGTGCCCGGTCTACATTAAACCCAGTGATAGACGCCCCGTGGAAGAAGCACTTGAGCCGTGCTTCAACCACTAGGGCTCGTAAATCGTCTATCCTTTTCTGAGATTGCTCAAAGCCATCACGGTACTTATTACCCTCTGGGGAATAGCGTTGCTTGATGAACCTATGCATTGCATTGTTCAGCTCGTGATCTATCTCCTGCGGAAGGAGGTTGTCAACCTGGAAGGATGCAATCTTTTGCACCCCAAGGTTAACTGCTATGTGCATCTCTTCTATGGTCATTTAACCTCTTTGAGTTGAGCTCTCATGGCGTTTACTGCGCCAGAGTTCTTCTTGTTGTTAAAATAAATGATGGCATCTGTCATGTTTTCTCCGATGGTTTCGTCACCGTAGATAACCTGGTTTCCGATTGTGCGAAGCACTCCCTTCTCTACCATCTCTTCTAATTCTGCACGAACGTCGAGATTCTTGTCAGTACTATGCTTAAGGAAAGCTGCGGGCTTATTATCCTTAATATTGTACATCGTGTTCTCAACTTCTATGTCGGTCATCTTATCAGGAGTAGAACCCTTGACAAGGACACGCATCAGTCTGCGCATCTTATCGAAGTCAGACGAGATCTTAATGAACTCTTTGTCTGCTTCTTTCTTGACTTTTACCTCAGCGTTCTTCTTAAGCAAGTCACGTTGCGGGTCGTACATATAGAACCGCTTTTGGCCGTCTGCCTTCATCTGAGCTTCAGATTCTGCAACTTGTCTGTGCTTGAGGCACCACTTGTAGGTGATGTAATCCATGGTATTCATGGGATTACCTTCCTCGTCTGTGGTAATGTCTAGTTCCGCTCCTTCGAATGGAACTTTCAGTGACATACTAGCCCAAAACTCTTTTTCTTGTTTGGGCCAAGCTTCATGTCCTGGCGGTACATCTAAGATGCCAGACAAGAGTTTATGAGACTCTTCTCCTTCTACACCTCTTAGTGGTTGTCTACCGATATAGATACTACCGATTGTGACTTTTGCGCCTGCTCTTATCTCTTTAGGTAAGTGATTCAGGACTTCTTTTCTGCGGATAAATATTTTACGCATGGTTTATTGTTCTTTTAAGTTTAGAAAGAATAACTAAGTTGTTCTTTTATGAAGAAGAATAACTTAAGCTTTTGTTGGTAAGCGGAGGGGACCACTCATTAGCAGCCCCCTCCTATGCAAACCAAACACAAATTACGATGCCACACACTGGAGATCAAGCGAAGTATCGAATCTGCGGAGCAGGATACCAGCCGTCTTCAACATGTGTACAGATGCACCGTCTATGTCACTAGCGCGGGTGTCAGTTTCTGCAAAGCCTTTTGGCACAACAGAACCAGCAACACACCAGCGCAACATTTCACGACCCTTCTTATTGATCATCTGGAGATTGTTTTCTCCGTCGTAAGAAGACTGGTCGACAAACGTCATTCTGTAAGATTCCAGCGGCAAGCCAGTCTCAGGGTGCTTACGAGAAGCCTGAGCAACAGGACCGTGGTCAAACAAAGGAACTTTAACTACGTTCACGCGGTGACCATCAATGTGGTCGTATGACGTGAAGTAACCAGTGATACCCAAGCTACGACCGCTACCGGTAATGAACTTAGATTCAGTAGTCTGGAGGTAGTTAGAAGTTCCACCACCTGCAGTTGCACTGCCGTAGTAGTTACGCAAAGCTCTGTCGAACTCACGTGCACCACCAATACCAGTAAAGAGAGTAACCTGCTTGTCTGTAGCATCAGTCATGCCGTAGAACAAGTCACCGATAGTGTTCTCAATCTTCTTCTGGGTCAACGTAGAGTAGGTGTCCTTGTTGATAATCTGCTCAAACAGACCAGGACCAGCAAGAACTGGTTGACCGTTTTCATCGAGCATATTATTTTGGCCGTCAGTTCCGTAAGTCTTCTGACCGTACCAGTAGTACATCTCACACTCTTCTTTAAACTTGAGCATGTGACGGTACTCCTCATAGTCCATCCACAATTTTGTGCTAGAACCTTCTTTCAAAGGAAGCTCAAATTGTGCAACATAGTCCTTAGCATTACCAGACATGTGGTAAGACTTACGTACTGTTCCGATCTTAGAACGTACGAGTCCTGGTGCTGTCCAGTTAGATGCGTTACCTCTAGAGAAATCAATTCCTACAGAAGCAAACAGCATTCCGAAGAGCGCGCCAGAAGCAACGTCTGCAGCAGGCATGCTAGCTTGGTCGGGAGAGACTAGTTTCAAAGTGTACTCGTATCCACCAGAAACAGGTTGTGGCTCAGCCATGATACGCGCGAGCACACCAGATTGAGACACGAGAGTGTATGGGAATATAAAGAACTTGTCTGGGAAGACTACCTTGAAGAGTTGTCCATTAGCACCTTGATTACCGCTTACAGTGGTAACAACGGGACGAACATTCACTTCGTGAGTTTTTACACGGTACTCATACTCGAAGCGGTCAATAGAGCGAGTGTTACCCACACCTTCCGTCATGAAAGACAGGGGGAACTTCTTCTCTTCTCGGCCTGCGAGGTGAGTAATAATTGGGGAGAGCTCTTCGGGCTTCTCCATAAGCGCATTGACCAACGAGTTTGTGTCGGTCATCTGCTGGTCGTTGTAGTACGTTTTCAGTACTTGTGTTAGAGCCATGATTTTCTAATTTAAGTTAGTTGTTTATTGTAATATGCTACCGAGATCTAGTTGGTCAAAGTCGACGTTCCTAGAACTACGTTGTTGTTTGCGAGCACTCTTGACTCTCTCTTCGTTTGAAACAATTCTGTCTCTTAGATTACGAGCGGCTTGAGTTTTCGCCTTTTTTTCAATTACACCTTTAAGGTCAAACCCACTATACAGCATATAATCTATAGCTAGCTTGACATCCGTTCCCGCTTCTTGATAGTCTAGGTCGCGTTGAGTTTCCCCACTATCACCTACAGGTTGAGATATGTAATCGAAGAAGTTTGATTTTTCTCTATCTGGGATCTTAACTCCAGCAAATTCGTTTCCTGATTCGATTTGGTCAGCGACCTCACCCCAGAACTGCTGCTGTTGTTCTTGTTGTTCTTCGTACTGCTGTTGTTGCTCTGACATTACTCGTTGTTGTTCCTCTTGTTGGAACTGAACAAGATGTTGCTTTGCTTTCTCAGCGTTGTTGTAGAGTCTTCCAGACGCTTCATACGTTTCAATGGTATCTTGTATGAATTCAGTATCGTGGCCTTTAGTCTGAAGATATTGAGCCAGCACTGCGCGTTGCATGTTGACATCTTCTTCGTTGACTTCAATAGCATTGTAGTCTACTTGTTGGCCCTGGCTTTGAAAGAACTCACGAGATTCACCTCCCGCTAGTACATAATCAAGATGTTGTTGAACCTCAGGGAATTGTTCGAATAGTGACTGCAGCTGATCTTCTGCTGTGTTCTGACTGATATCTCTAACGAAGTTCGTAATGCCTTCAAGTGAGTCATCATAGTCACCTTCTAATTCGAATCCCAATGTGCGGGCTACCTCGGCAGCTACACTAGCAGGTTCTCCATCTTCTTCGTGCTCGTCTTCTACGTAGGTTTCTTCCTCAGGCTGCTCATAATAATCATCATCAGCATCTTCGTCCCCCACTTCTGGGTCTACGTTTTTATCTTGCACTTCCTCCTCAACTTCTTGAGGAACTTCTTCGACGACGTCTTGGACGTCCTCTACTGTTTCGACTCCATCACCGATCACATTGTCGAGTGTCAGAGAGTCAATATTTAACTTGTCGTCTGGTTGCATGTCTACAAATTTAATTAGTTAATTAGCTTGTTTCTTGTAAAATTATTTTTTACAAAAGCTCTTATAATATATCACTTCCGTAATCTGAAGTATTTTCTCATTGGTCCTCCTCGGCGTCTTTGTCTTCTCTCAAAGTAGTTAGGTCTGTCTTCTAAAAACATGTAGTTGCGCAAGTTATCCTGCTCAAGTCCTCTCATGCTTTCTCTAAACTCTTCTCTTGCTGCCTGCTCATCCGGTCTTCTGTTGTGTCCTCTATACCAAAGAGTTTCTATATCTGTTTCCCCCGCCCCATATGCCATCCCAGGTGCAGGTCCTTCGATAAGATCTCCCATAAATAGCATGTCCTGTTGTTCTCTAGAAAGAGTATCTGCTCTAGACGTTCCAGAACTGTCTTGAAGATCAGTTATAAATTGTGGTGTCTCTAGACCCATATAACTGGAAATACTATCTACTCTATTTGCAGCAGTTAGCGTAGAAGGCTGGTCATACATGTACATTCCTCTTCCTACTCCTTGTCCTCCTCTATTTGTAATCTGAATTGCATTTGGCTGCATTCTTTGATGCGGCCCAGTTTCATGATATGCAATAGTATCTCTTACTGCATGTGGTTGTAGTATTCCCTGTCTGTGCTCAGACACTAGATCTAATGCAGTTAAGTTGAGGGTATCCCCAAACTGGTCGGGCCCATATTGCTCCCCAATCCACTCCATTGTGTCTTCAAATCTAGGACCCGGTTGTTGGGGCTGTGGTCTTGTAGCTTGAGCTGTATTAGGGGGAGTTGCAGGAACAACAATTCCATCAGGTCCTTGCTGTGGAAAAGTGCCTCCTGTCTGCATTTTTCTAGGTACGTACTGCAGTTGATTCTCTCCAAAATATCCTGTGGGATTAGCTATCATCTTGCGCTCAGGACTAAGCATCTGAGACATGAACTCTAGCTTAACTGTAGGGTGCTCTTTGGACTTAAGTAGCATCCCAGTTTTATGGTCTACTGAAGGATAGTGACCTGTGGCGTCAGGCTTGTAGCCGAGCTCTTGGGCTCTAGCCATGTTGTAGTTGCCGCCTGACTGCTTTTGTTCTATAGGCCGTCCTGTTTCAGGATTATAGTAGATTCTTCCGTACAGTTCGGGTGCCCTTACCCCAGCCAGAGCCTGAGCTGCACTGCTTATTGCCGTTGCAACTTTGCCTGTAAACGGGTCAAAGTCGTACTCATCATAATAAGAAAGGTAGCTTCCCTGGTCACCTTCTCCCTTGGTAACTGTGTAGTTACCCAAAACATTATCATTCACTCCGGCATGGTATCCTACTCGTCCTGCATGGTCCTCTATATATTTTAGTGGATCTTTACTTTGACTTAGTTCTTGTCTTAGATTTTTTTCTGTTACAGGAGATCTGAAATACTCTGCGTCAGGATTTTTTGCATTAGTGGGCTTGTACTCAGCTGCAGGTAAGTCATCACTTTGTCCCATAGCATAAGCAAGGAGATTTTTCCTTTCTTCCAAGCTGTCTCTGTCAATGGCACCACTTGCTCGGCTACCAGGCTCCGGCTCGTTTTTTATTACAGTATCATAAATTCTTTTTGCAGGCACCTTGTTTAGAGACTCAGCTACATATCCTGATGGGAACACATTGTCGGCTATTCTTTGCTTAGTCTGGTTAATAAACATCTTTGGGACTTGAAGGGCTCCTCCTAACTGCATATTAGCAGGAGTCTCAATAACTGTCCCGCGTTGAGGGCCGGTGGGGAGACTCTGTACACCTGGGGGAACGTTATCGTATGACTTGACTAAGTGTCCCTGCTCATCGAACTTCTTGATATCGATTGGGGCCTTCATGCCCATCGTATTGAATGGAGTGTTAGGAGGGACATTAGGGAATGCCATACTTTGATTAACGTTCCCCGCTTGGTGCGCAGGTCTCAATCCTTGCTGTTGTTGTTGAGGAGTACGAGCAACTTGCATATTATTTTGCTGCTCAAATTGCCCAAGTAGGTCAATACCCATGTCGTACGCCTTGAAGACATCTAGAATGGAGCCTGGATACCCAGACTGTCTGTGTCTCATTAACAACTGTCTTCTTGTAGCGTTATCCATTACTCGCCGTTAGGTTCGAGGTCGCCTTCTTTATCTAATGCTTCGCGCTTCAGGTCGACCTCCTTCAACTTGATGTCATAGTCTTGTACCACCTTCTGCAGGTCTATGTCCAACCTATTAGCTTGGTCTTTAGCCTCTGCATTGATGAGCGCAATCTCTATATCCTTCTGCCTATCTCTATCTTTCTCTTGCGCTTCTTGTTGCATCTTTGCCTGATCCATTTGCATCTGCTGTTGCGCCTGTTGTTGTTGAGCCTGCTGCTGTGCAGCTTCAAGCTCCTCGCGTGCAGCTTCTGCTTTTCTAAGTTTCTCTTTAATCCCAGTAAAGTTTTCTGTGTCGAGTAACTCCAAAACTGCAGATGCAGGCATTCCGTTTTGTAACATAGCTTGAGACAGCTCGCGTGCTTGTCTGATGTTTTCTTGGTCCCTGCCTGCGTCAGACATAAAGATGCCGTATTCACTTTCCATGTGCCCAAGAGAGTCAAGGTCTAAGTATTGCATAGACGTATCGGGGAGGACGTACATTCCCTTCTTCCCAGATATCCAAGCTTCCTTAGAGTAATCAAGCATACCCTGCAACTCCCTTTGCTCAAAGCGAGAGAACTTACGGAACAGGTCTTCAGTAATGTGAGACGACTGTACTATTGCTTGTTGGGATGCCCCCTTGCCCTCGTATGCACCGATGCTACCCTGACGTTGTCTGTTGACGCCAGAGATTTTTTCCCACTCTTGCATGGTGGTCTCAAGCAAGAGAACGTATTGTTCTATTGTCTTGATAGACATGTCCAGTACAGACTGATGCTGCGGTGAAAGCTGAATACCTTCTTTGTTGTAGTCGACCCAAGCAATACCTGTGCCCTCTACGTAGTACATGAACTTATCGAGATCCCACTTCTTAGGAATCATATTGATGTCGAACTGTGCGATGATATCCTTACTACGTGCAATTGCAAGCTCCATACGGTACTTGAATATGTTGTAGTTAATCTGGAATGGGATACCCAAGGACACCAACGAGATGTTGCTGGAGTTGATATCAGAATACTTGAACCCGTTGATTGGGAGCTTACATACAGACGGGTTGTCGATAGAAGTACGTTGATTAGCGACAGGAGACATCTTCACGTAGAATCTACCGTCAATCTTAGTTCCTTCCCATACTTCGTTAACCCACTCATACTTGATCTTAGCTCCCATCTCCTTCATCTCGGCAGATAGTTTGTAGCCTTCCTCTACCTCAAACTCCTCAATCATCCCAGTCTGGTTGTCTTGATAAGACACAAAGCCTATACGCTTACGGCTCTTCCAGTACACAGTTACAACTTCTACGAGTCTGTTTCTATAGATATTGTCGTCCGTCCCCGTAGCCTCTGACCTGTAAAGCAGATATGTATCTACTGATTGATGCTTGGGGTCTTCTAGTTGGAGGACTTGTTCTTCAGTGAGGTAGTCTCCGAAGTGATCGACGACAGTAGCTGCGTGCGAGTAGCGTCGAACTATTGCCCAGTCCCCGTCCTCAACAAACTCCACATCTGGATCTTTGTCAAAGTCGATGTCAATAGGATTGATTACATCATAGAATGGCTCGGCTCTGCGAACACCTTTGTGTGAGTACGTTTCCCCAGATACCAAGAAGTGGAAGAACTGCTTCTGGAACTTATCGTACATCTCTTGCTCATACATGATGTAGTTCATCGCTGCCTGTCCTTTGATGGCGCGGTCATCTACGTATGTACGTTCGAATTGTTCAGCAACTTGCTTAGGGAGTAGAGGCGCTTGTTGCTGTGCCTGTTGTGACTGGAGATCTTTGGGTTCTGCTATCTCTTGCAGAAACATAGACTCTACTGCCTTTTTAATCTGGTCTGTCTTTGCCTGTTGCTTCAGGCTAATGCTGTCCGCATTTTTTACAGTCACACTATAATTGAGAGGTCTTTTGGACTTCTCCCCCAGCAGCAGATCAATGATCGGCTTGATGATAGGGTAGTTTCTCAGCTTCGACGGGAAGTTCTCTCGACTCTTTCCGTATGGTTTGATTACATATCTGTAGTCAGTCTCATCGACTTCTCCGTTATAATAGTCATATAGTGCTTTCAGATTGCCGCGTCTTTCGCTCAATCCGAACTTAGATATATTGATGAAGGCGTCTACACATTCCTCTCTCCACTTCTTAGTCTTCTTATTTAACGGTAGTCTTTGCTGCGGTATTTTTGCTGCTCCGTACATTCTTGTAAAAGTATAAAATTTATTGATAGTTCCGATCGAACCACTCGTTCTGGGACATATCATTGATGGTTTCTACGACCTCTTTATTATATAGCTCTCTGGTGTGATACATGCCCACCATAAATGCCATAACACGGTCGAAGTTACCCTTATGGTTAAATTTAATTAATTCTTGTAATAATCCAACGTCATAAATCTCATGCAAGTTAAGCCTTATGTTCCCATCTTCGTCACTACTTCTTGGAGATATTAACCAGTCCCTTATATAAAGCTCTCCTTGACGCTTGCGTTGTTCAGTCATGTGCATCCCGTATTGACGTCGTACGTTCCTGCTGCGCAGCTCTTTCTTATCTAGCATCTCAAACTCTTCCTGCAGCTTATGTAGCTTGCGGTAACGCTTAGCGTACGCTATCAACTCTCCCCGATCATTCTCAAATCCAATCTTTGCATTGTAGTAGTCGGCTAGCATGAACAGGTTTCTGTTGTATTCATCCTGTGTCTGCGGCCTGCCTACATAACTGGCTACAATCATATCGTCTGGTTTGGACAGATTGTTGGGACGTTTGATTACATACGCAGCACCGAGCGACTGGTTGCTTGTAGACTTGCTCTGCGCATATGGGTCATGGCAGATGACGTACAAGTTGTGCGGTGTATTCCCATCCTGTGTCTTCCAGGGATTCTGGTAGATAACTACACCCCCAGTTAAGTCGTCATCTTTTCTGTGCGGGAACTTTGTGATAGGTTTGATTGATGGGTCAGGTCGGAAGTCTACCTGTTCTCCGCTGTGGTATAGCACCCCCGCTGTGCCCTCTTTCTCAAGATTGTGTGCTTTGACACGATTGTATTGTTCCTTGAGCGACGTGACATCGAATACGTTGATTGTTGTTTGTAGCGTCGCTTCTTGTGGGGTGAACGGGTGCTCTGCCACGTACTGATCAAGTGCCTTGGCGTCGTTAGCCTTCTTTTTATTGACTCTAGCAGCCTCTTCAAACTCTTTTGCATCTTCAATTAGTGAATTACCGTGTTCATCCATGAACCCATCTAGGTTCTGGTAAATAGGGACGAAGTATCCGCAGGTTGTACCTATTGCGCCTGCATCCCATTCGTTATCAAACGACATACAGTTGTAGGCTTCGGGGTGATAAAACAGCTCTTCTAGTGATGCGAAGCCATGCCCTTCTTCACCACCTGTACCAAAGGCTATCATAGTACCTAAGGTCTTAGACCCCTGTTTCATTGTAGGCATAGCTATCTCCCATGCAGTCAATAGGCCTGAGAACGAGCCTGCTTCCTCGAAGAAGATGAGTTCCCCTGCCTTACCACGTACTTTGTGTGGATTGTCTTTAAGTGACACTCCAATAATCTGGGACTTCATGCCCAGTGCTACGTCAGTTCCATTGACACGTTTCTTGTACCCAGCCTGTTTGTGCATCTCCTTGTCGATCAGACGAGGTTGTGTCCATGCTGTGTTGTCATCTACGAATGAGATAAAGTCCCAGGTTTTACTTAGCAATCCGTCCCCAGTTAGGTACTCTTTCTGCTCTGCAAACACGAAGTTCTTTGAGTTGCGGATGTGGAAGTAGTTTCGGGCTAGCATTGACCCTGCTTTATAGGAATATCCCTTACGTCTGGCCTTGAGCACAGACATATGCTTGTTTTCCTTGCGGCATCGGTCTACTGCGTGGTAATATTCGTAGTCTCCGTCGTAGAATGCAGGAAATGTCCGTTCTCTGCGGGCTTGAACCGTCCCATCTGGGAGAACTTCGTCAATTGCGCGGTCAATTGGGCAATAGTTAAGGTAGAAGTAGTGATATCCTGTAATTCGGACTCCGTCAAGCTCATATCCGTACAAACATCTGTTGCGTTCTGTGTCCCAGAAGTCGTAATACTCTTTTGTTCCTGCAAGTGCGTCTGTATAGTAGCCTTGTCTTAGGAATGCAGTGGCTGCAGGAGAGAACCTCTCTGTATTCTTAAACATTACTGGGAGTATTTATTAGTTACTACCCCGCCGCGGTTAGGATTGTCCTTTTGTTGCTGTTTCTTAACCAGTTCTTCCAGCTCCTCTAAGCCATTTATCACCTTGCCCATGTTGGCTAGGTTGGAGATGAGGTCCTTAGCGTGGAATATGGGCTTCCCGTTGTCATCCATCATAGTCAGGTCTATGTCCTTGAAGTATTTCTCCAACTTTGTGACGGATTCGCGCGCTGCTTTTAGGAGTTTGACTGCAGATGACTCTGATAGCTCTCTGTATTTCTCTACTGCTGTGTTAACATTGGGTGTAGCGGAAACCTTTAGCAGTTCTTTGATATGATTCCACCTGTCTGACTCTTCGTATACGCTATACGGGGAGCGGTGGTCCACAAAGAAATAAACAGCAGACAGCTCCTCTATCTTAAGTTTGCTAAACTCTGGGATAGTTAGTGCATAGGGTGAGGGTATCACCTTATTGCCGTCAACTTCTATCAGATCTTTCATTGAGATATGTTAATCGTCTTTCGTTTACGTGGAACTTGCCTAGGAATGGGAGTCTGACTGATTCAAACTTCCCTGTTCTAATTACGTCAGCTACGTATTTGAACTGAAAGTAAACTGCTTCTTCTACCTTTTGTAGTGGGAGGCCGTGTTCACTCGCTAGTTTCTGTATCGCTATCTTCTCCTTCATCTGCCCATCTATTATCAGGGCACTCTGCAGTAGCCCACTTTGCTTTTTCTTCTACTACGCAGCCACACATCCCACACCTATACTCCTCTAGATGCGGGCATGCTTCACATTCCGCAAGCCTATTTTCATAGGAGTCTTCTGAAACATGAGGTGCCCCCATCCGTGCATACTGAATTACATCCTCTGCAAAGTTTAGAAGCATACGACCTATTGATAGCTTACCCATCCCCGTATAGTATTTGCAGATTTACTTTATTCTGCGGTTTTAGTATTGGGGACAGCTTGTATCCGTCCTTTGTTTTCTTGATAGCTCCCTTGTCTTTCAGCTTCTTAACATAGTTGTTAAGCGTGTTGTAGTCCTTTATCCCCAAGCTGTCTGCTACTACTCTTTTGTTTTCTGTAGAGCACAGGTTGACTGTGTCTGAGAGATCTATGAACTTAGAGAGAACTAGCAGCTCTTTATCTGTCAGTTCAAGTATTCCATTGAACACCTGCAGATACTTGAGCGTAGTGTCTACTTGTATCTTAAGCGTTTTCATTTATCTGTACTTTTGCTTTGCCGTCAACAATTAGTATTGTAGCACGGCTGGATTGGTTGTTGAACTCGTCTACATATATCTGTATGTTTTCACGAGTGCACAGAAAAGACAGAAACACCTCAATCTCCTTAGCGGCTCGAGATAGCTTCTGTCTTAGTTCCTGTGTTTCTTCTGTCGAGTTGCGTAACTCGTCAAAGTCTTTCAACGGGATTGTTACTGTCCCGTCCATACCTTACACTAGTTTGGGGATGACCCCTACTATTTGAAACTCATTAACGCAGGCGTACTCCCCATCATCGATATGTATGATCAATGCCCCAGACTCTGGGTGCACGAGGACAGTATCACCAACCTTTACCATCTCGCAGGTTGGTCCGCAGGCAAGTACCTCAACTATGTTTGTACTTATTGCTTTTTGAGACTCACCCAAAAGGTGAATACCCGCGTCTGTTTGTTCTACACGTGGACTTGCGAAAATGACCCAGTCACGCGAGGGTCGGAATCTGATTTTGTTTCCCATATTTGCTTGGTTTGTAGCAAATATAAAGAAACTTTATACAGAGTCAAAGTCTGTATAGGTAATTTTCACACATTCCCCTTCCTTAAGTGCCCTAGCAATTGGGGGATACACTCGTTTGTATGCACTGGTAGATGCTCCTACAAACCCGTCCGATACGTTGTTCTGGGTTTGCGTGTCGCCCAAGAGTAGGCACCCGCTAGTGTCATCGTCATCATTACCGCAGTGGATAAGAATGTACTCAAAATTAGGAACATCGCGAACCCAAAGCATCCCCTGATGAAGTTCAGGAAACCGCTTAGAGTAACGACCATGATACCCACCAACAGTTCTAAGAGTAATCTCATATGTCCCAGCCGGGATACGAGTTTCATGCATGACTTTGTCTTTTCTGTGCTCATCTTCTAATGTGTAACATAGAAACTCTCTGTTACCGTCGGTTTCATTAAACAGCAGTCCTAATGTGCTGTCTTTTTGCGAACTAAATCGCATAACATGTAGTTTCATATTTGATATGCTTATTTAACTATTAATCACAAATATACACTTATCTTCGTTCCGTGAAAAGATATATCCTCCTTCTGTTTTTCTACGTGTCTTCTATCCCCGCTCAGTGTGATTTGGAGATACTTAGTTTTGACCCCGAAGCAGCCCTCATAACTGTAGCGTTTAATAATACTACAAACTGTGGTGGTGCGTCTGGTCCTAATGGGGTGGCCGAAATTCAGTTTGGGTTTCAGGCTTTAGACAGCGATTGCAATGCAATGAATCAGGGGTGGGATTTCCCCTGGGGTTTGAGCACGCCGGATGAAAGTAATCACCCCGGTTGGATCTATTCAGCTACTACTACTCTAGATGGGAACAATTGGACTAATCTAGATGTGTGGTCAGACTACAATGTAGATCCTCCGTACTACGCGGGTGATGTGATTACGTTTCCTCTTGACGACTTCTATCAGTCTAATGGGTCAAGTTTATTTTCTAATCTCTCCAATGCCTTTGACTTTTGGCTAGATCAAGACTTGAGCATACAAGCGGTAATCTGGCAAATTAGCTACGGTCCTACTATGTATGCTGATGAGGGAGGCTGGGCAGAAGTAGGGAGCCTTGGGGGTGGGGTAACCCCTCCCTGCTGTGGGATTTATGATGACAGTAACTGGGAGGACAACTGGACAGTAGTAGGTCCTTGTGCAGTCCCCAGCCCGGGGCCTGATGCTGTTGTGTCTAACATCGAATTTAATATAGGCTGCATCGGGGATGTGCCTGTGTATAGTTTGGACTACCAAGTAATTAATATGGGGGAGGATACCATCACAGACTACTGCATAGAAATCTGGAATGAAGATTATTACCAGTGTTTTGATGGTAATCTATTCGGGGCCTACGAAATACCCCCGGGGGAAGGGCAGTCATTTACTACCCCGTTTTTCCAATACGAAGGCGGCGGTAATATATTCGTGGTCTCTGTTGATAGCGTGAATGATGGCGATGAAATTATAACGGGGAACAACAATACAACAGTATACTACCCGGATTTTCCAACATGCCCTATCGTAGCCGACACTGTCTTTGTTGCAGAATATGACACTACGTATATCGAGCTTCCTCCAGACACTCTTGTTGTGCTAGAGGTTGACACTCTTGTAATAAATGATACGATCCCTGTCCCAATTAACTGGTACTTCTACGACACAACGTACATCTACGTTACGGACACATTGGTAGAATACATTGAGCTCCCGAATGACACTATCACTTTGATAGAATATGATACTACGTATGTAGAGCTGCCCCCTGATACAATCTTTCAGTTAGAGGTTGATACCCTGTATCTTACACAGACAGACACGATAGTCCAAGAGATTATTGTTGTAGAGTATGTGTACCTTACTGACACTCTTACTGAATATATCTACGAAGAGCTTTGGATAGACTGCAGTACAGGCCTTCCGTGCGGGGATGAGCCCCCAGGAATTTTAGAATGCTCTGTCTTTGTCCCTAATACATTTACCCCAAACAACGACGGGAACAACGATAGCTTTTATGCTGTCACTGAGAGTGATTGCTGGGACGAGTGGGAGCTGTCTATCTACAATAGATGGGGTGACCGTATATGGGAAACGCCGTACATCAATGAGAGATGGTACGGCCAAGTGCAATTGGGGGAACACTACGCTTCGGACGGAGTGTACGTGTGGGTCATTAAAGCAAAGGGCCCCGGAGAATCATTGGACCTCCAGGGCACTGTTACTTTGTTTCGTTAAAAGTCTCCCAGTATTATCTCATCTACTGCGTCCTGAACCTCATCTTGGGTCGTCTCCATTGCCATCATGATGTTGGCTTGGAATCTTTTGACTTCTTCTCCTTCGTTGAACACCACGATTGTTGGGACCACCACTATTTGGTGTTCCTTCTGCAGGTCGGGGGCACTCGCAATGTCCACACGATCCGTCGCACAGTCGTTTAGTTTTTCTATCCAAGGCACAGTATTTTGTTGATTAAAGCTGGCGTTAAATTCTACAACGCAGATTCCTGCGTTACATACTTCCTTATCCTCTTCCACAGATGCCACAAAGAGCATTGTTGAAAACAAGAAAGCAAATACAGTTATTGCAAGGGTCTTCATTTGGATTCATCTTAGTTGGTCTATTTTTTCTTCAATCCTTTTAATGTCTTCTTTGATCTCAGTGACATCTTGCTGAGTAGACATTATGGTTTGTCGAACTAGTTGGTCTTTCATGTCAAACTCCATTCGAGTAATTTCTGGATCTGGGGGTATTGGTAGCTTCTTAGCTTCTTCAATATCTGCTTGTAATACAAACCACGCACTGATTACAGCAGCCATTACAGCCCCAATACCCACTAGCGTTTTTATGCTTACGTGAAATCCAGTATCCTCATTCAGTTCTTTGGCCATCTTAAAGTAATATGTAGTTTATTCCAATAGAGAAGTCGTGCCATTCTCTATTCCAGTACTTGTTGTATCTACCTTCAGTAAATACTCCTAAGCTCTTAGTTATTTTTGACCCGAACACGAGGCCTGCACCAATGTCTACCCACTGCGTACTGCTGACGAAGTTGTGGTAGGAATATTCATCTCCGTTGTTTAAGTGATAGGGCATCACATTTCCCCAGCTGTGTAGCCAGAAGTCTTTGGTGTAGTGGTAGAAGTCAAACCCCACCACAGCAGAGTGCATCCAAATACTTGGGAGCTCTGCTTGCCTAGCATCTACATAGTTGTTGAGCACTTGTGGGATTACTACTTGGTCCCATATTGCAGGGTCATCTGCCACTAGCTGTCCGGCAGGATCAAAAAACTCTCCTGTATTTACGTCTATACTATAACCCTCTTGTAAGGCTAGGGCAGTATAATGCAGCTGGTTGTTTTCAAGTACCCACTCTTGCAGTGGGTCGTATCCGTAAGGCTGAGAGATACGCTGGACTATACCTGCATTGATAGAGAACTTACTGCCTAGCTTTACTCTGAGTCGTTGTGATGCTTCAAAGTATTTCACATCAGCAAAGCCGTCCTGCAAGAACTCTGCTTTAACAAGCCACCAGTCATCTACGTAACGAATAAAATAGTCTTGGTCTAAGAAGTCTTTACCTTGCTGTCGCCTCCAGTCTGCTTCTGCTAGGAACTCTAGTCCGTTGTACTTACCAACAGTAGCAGCGTCCCCATATGTTTTTTCTGTTCCGTCATAAAATACGTTGGCTCTGTTCTCATATCCAAAGCGTGCAATCTTTCGTACTCCCAGGGTTAGACTGTAGTCAAACGGGGTCTCGATTACTCCTGTCTCTAGTGCTCCGGTACCAACAGAGTAGACGTCTTCGTCAGCTACAGAGTTACCGCCGTTGACTGCTGCGTAGAATGTGGCACGGCGGAGTACCTTCTTGTAGAAGTCGCTTTGTCCCCAAGCAATGGCAGGGGCGAGGAGCAACAATGCTATTAAGTGTCTCATTCTTTTATGATTGTTTGTTTGACGATATAACCGTTGTAGTTAACCATCACTACATACATTCCTGCAGTCGGTAAGTTAATCACATTATTTGTTGTAGTGATTAATTCTTGCCCTAAATAGTTGTATATTGTAGTAACCGCAACATCAGGCGTTTGTATCTTTATCTCCCCCCTGGTTGGGTTTGGGTATACTTTGATTACTCGACTCAGTGTTGGTACACTTGTCAAGCCGTCTTGGCAGTACCCGTACATCTCCATGCACACATCGTCCCACCCGGTGTTACAGCAGTAGGGGTCGACACTAATAACCCATGAGTAACATTGGTCGTTTGCCCAGTACGGATCGCCGGGCTCCCCGATACACCCTGCGTCATATAAACAGGACTCGTTATCAGGGGTGTTTGCGTCCTCGTCGTAGTTAAACGCGTCGATATCTGTACACCCAACAACTACTGGGATGCAGCCACTGTTATCTACGTTGGCCTCAGGGTCGTAGTTAAGTGCAGTTTCGTCTGTGCACCCAAACACGGCTAACGTTACACAAGAGCCGTCATCAAAGTCAGCTTCGTATCCCTGCGTGTAGTATTCTAAGTAGCCAGCTTGCATACATCCCGCAGCGTAGTAGCAGCTCCCGTCCTCAGTGTTGGCCTCCGCGTCGTAGTTCTGGGCTTCTGCATCTAGACACCCATAGGCATAAGGTATGCAACTAGTCCCGCAGTAAGGGGTGAACTTATATATATTCCACTCGGGCTGTGCAAACGGTTGAAGGGCACCCTGCCCGTTATCAGAGAATGGGTTATCACCCTCTACGAGTAACGTGTCCCCTGCTTCGTTGGTTATGATGATTGCGTTGTGCAGGGTTTGGAACTCTGTCTCTTGCGGTGGTTGTTGCGGGCTCCCAATCTCAAAGTAGTATACCTCTACTTCTTCGTCAGAGTCTAACACTAAGTCCCATGATTGTTCAAACTCGTTTGGTCCAACTGTAAAGATCCACTGCAGCTCTCCTTGTCTTATCCCTACGTGTGAGTTACCCCACCCGTCACCGGCGTCGTCTTCAAGCGTAATGGTTGTGAGACATGGACTATTAAGGTCTGAGATAGTAGCTGTACTATCGTAGTTAAATGCTGACTCGTCCATGCAGCCCCAGGTGTGTAGTGTAAGGCAATCGTCAGGTTCAGTAGCTTCAGGATTGTAGTCGACGTAATCGTCATCCATACACCCTACTATTGGGGGCTCTACTGGACAGGGCTCTACAAATACAGCACCTGAGTATGCTACTGTTCCGTCCCCGTCTGAGAAGTCTATGTCTTCTAGTTCCCAAACTACAGAGTCGTTACAAGCTGTGACAACTACTGCTCCGTCAGCAAATCCCCCACTGGCTGTCCCGCTTAGTCCGTCCCCATATGTATCAGTGAGGATTAGTTCGAAGCCTAGTGCTACGCAGAAGTCGTAGGTGTAAGTAGACAGCTGGTCCCCAAAGTTGAACTCACCTGGGAGGATCTGTTCGTAGAATTCTCCCACTGCTAAGTCAACTAGTGTGAAGCCTGTCTCGTTTGGCCAGTTATCTAGCGTGAGCTCCATAGATACAAACGCCTCCCCTTCGGGACATGCACTAACGTTGCAACTACCATTGTCTACTGTGGCCCATGGGTTGTAGTTGTTGGAGGACTCATCCATACACCCAGGGATTGGGAGGGCGCATGTCTCTAGGGTAAATGGGATTGTTAGTTGGCTTTCTTCAAAGTCGTATACTACTGTGTCTAGGCCGCAAGTATTCTCCAACCCAAACCACCCATCCCCGTATTGGCAGCATATCCCATCCCCAAACTCGTCGTAGATAATGAACTCGTAGTCTCCTTCCGGGAGCATTATCATATTGTTGTAGAGGGAGTTGCCTGTGTATCCCCCGGGTGGGGATTGTACTATAACTGCGGGGCCTGCTGGGAGGTTAGGGTCTACTATCTCCCAACTTGTTTCTCCCCCGTATTGGTCAGTTTGTATCGTTACTCTTACCCAGCTTTGTCCCAGGGCGAGCGTTGGGATGAGCAAGAGCAGTGCCAGTAAGGATCTCATTTCTTGGTCTTTTCAATGGTTCTCCCTGCGAAGTATGCACCAAAAGAAGTGAGCATCAAGATCTGCAACAAGTCAATGTAGCTATCCTTAACGTTAAATGGCCAGTTGTCCATGCTGTCAAAGATCATTGTCAAGCAGAACATGCCCATAAGGGCAATGAGGGTGAGGGGGCGGATAAGCTTTGCAAGCTTTACATCGCTCCCCATGTCTGCCTTCCAACGTTCTGTTACGTTCTCTTGGAACTTGACCTCTGCATCTATTTTGGCTTGGGCTTCTGCCGGGTCTATACCGGGCTCTTTGTCTAGGAGATTCTTTACAAGTCCGAGCGCTCCTTGGTCAGGGAGAAGGTCTCCTACGGTCCCAAGAACATTCGGAGCTTTCTCCTTTAACCAAGCGCCTAACTTGGTCTCTTTAATCTTCTTACTCATACGACTAGTTAGTTTGTCGTAAAAGTAGTCAATTAAAATCAAACATAATTATCCCCCTTGGGATTTTCTTAAACGACACATTTCCACTCGGCGTATTGAGCCTAACGTCCGGGGGAGTTACTTATTACCTTGGTTCCCAGACCCGAGTTTTATAGTGTCGCACTTTGCACAGCTATTGGGGACAACCTCACCGCTATCGTTGCCTGTTATCTCAAGGCTGCAGTTACTAACCCAACTTCTGACCCCCTACTAATTATCCTCGGGGGTGATCAACTTACGTTGGCTGTTAACTTAGTTGCTTATCGTCCTTGGCCTTTGTATGCCTTCTTGTAATTCTTTGACGCCTTGTGTTTGCTCGTCTTACTCTTTGCGTGTACGCCGGGTCGAGAGACACTTTTTGCTGTCCGTTCGACTAGTTTGACTTTTGCCATGGTGCAAAGCTAGGAAAAAAATTGGGGTAAAAAATTTTTAGTGGGGAGTTTTTTCGAACGCGGAATCCTACGAGGTCCATGACCCCCGCTATGCATCGTCATTGGGGCATCCCCCCTTCACTCAAATCTTTTACACATGGCACAAGCTTTTTCTCCAGAAGAAGTCCGACGCTCCGACAAGGGAGTAGGCTTTCTTCGCACAGACATCGACCTTACGAACCTCACTATCAACGAGCGGTTCGCCTGGGTACGACCCGATTCTCCACAGTACGCTACGGCTCTCAAGCTCGCCGAAGCTATCGAGAAAGCCGGGAAGAAGACGTAAGTCTTCTTTTTAAGTGGGACTTCTGTAACAATTTACAGAGGGAGCGAGAGCACACACCAGTGTTCTCCTCCCACTTTTCCCCACAATTCACCACCCAACAGATTTGTACACATACAATTGTATGACACATGGAACACATTGCTCCTTACCAAGTGGACTTGCTTAAGTCCTTTGCTGTAGTTACCAGACACACAGCACTCATCAATGACAGAGATCTTCGGATTGCTGTCAGTCACCGTGTGGAAGAAGCACCACACAATGGCACGTATGGATTCCTCGCAGCAAGCGATGACGTCCAAGAACTTACTGAGCGGGAAGGAGTTTCCCTGCACAATAAGATGACTTTGTATACTGTTCGTGACGCACTCAAGCGTATTCATGAACAGCTTAACTAAGTATGAATGGTTGAAGAGGGGTTCGATTCCCCTCCATACTTCTATTAAAATCCTGACGCTGCAGAGTCAGGTCACCGTGGCTACCCGTACAGTAGCAATCAGTTTGAATAGCATGCAACGATGTCTATTAACTGTGGTCGGTGACAACAAAAAGGTGAGAATCCTTTTAACGCTTGGTATGTGCCGTGGCTCATGTCTATTCTAGTGATAGCATTAGTGTCCTACAGAACATACTATACTGAGATTAGATTCTCACTAGCCTTACTTCGACTACGTGATACACTACGTAGCTCAGCCCATTGTGGGTATGAGAAGGCGAGACTAAACACGTGCTTGTAACCTGAAAAGCAGGGCAAGCAGTAAGTGCACTTGCGAGTCATGCAGTATTCCCGCAATAGGGTACTATAGGGTAGCTACCTATAGGCATGTGACAGTGTTGGTCTATAAACTTTGAATCAATCAACACAATATATCATGACGCCAACTGACAAACTTAGAAAGCGCATTCAACTCCACTCTCGGAGATATAGTTTGCACACCAAGCACGCTCATCAGCGTCGAAATGAAATCCTCAACAAAGTACCAGAGCATGAGCGTGAAGCTATGCGTAGTTTGTTGGGACAGTTTGCAGATTACGTGAGGTTCAGTGATTCTGCACAACGTAAGATCTATAATCTTCAACAAGAACTGAAAGAGAATCAGTAAACATCTGCCTAGGATTCATGGCCTAGGTAAACTTGCTCGTCTACAACGTATAGAAGGAGTAGCTCAGCAGTAATGCTGTAGAAAATAGTTCCAGCAGTGAGTGGGTGACTGTTAGAGGCTTGGGTGGCGACCCTTGCTTTGCGCGTTAAGACATCAGGGGCAGTTCAACATCGGCCTCTTCAACCAAAGTAGAATAGACATTGTTGAGCGGATTGACGACCGCGAGTCACACAGCCGGATCTAGTGACCGAGCGAGGATAAAGCTCAGATAACTGACCGTCTCGGTGCATGGACGCATGTGCTTAAATATATTTAAATAGGGTGAAGACCCAGGAATTACAGGTCACCGTGCCTGCCGGTGCTAGTAGTAAACCTGACGAGGTAAGCTACGA